AACAGCACTTACCGAGTTGATAGCCCTGCAACCAATNCCTTGGATNAACGGAACAACATTGAAGCCGTTAGCAGGATCTCCACGAACCAACTCGATAGACGACTCACGAAACAGGATCAAGCTGTTGTAGTAGGCAAACAATCCTGTGATGTCGCCACCGTCTCGTACACCTACATCAAAGTAGTCAGAGGCAGAAAATGAATCGGGATTCAGTGGGTTCGAGTAGTACACACGAGTAGGGTCAGCCTGACCACCATCAAGAAACAAGCAGTTCTTGAATGTGGCTGCAAAGCGAGCACCCGGTGCAGGGAAAGTGACACTATCTGAAGTAGACGGAGCCAGAGTTATCAAGAACTGGTCTGGAACATAGTCAACAAACGACTCATCACTATTGTTTTTGATCTCAGCAACAAAGTAGTAAGAAGCCACTGAATCATCAGCAGCGCCTTTCCCAAGATTCTTTGTTCTATAGATTCTTCTTGCCACTGTTCCAGGTGGTCCAATAGGCAAGTCATCGAGGTAGATAGCTTGGCGTTTATTGTCGTATTCAGCAGTAGAACCACCTGTTTCTGTGTCCCAAGTCATTGTTCCAGACTCAGCCGACAACGGGCTTTCACTGCCTGATTCAGAAACCCAAGACACGCGCCACCTGTAAGCGTTTTTAGCATTGTCATCAGTGTATCCAAGACCAATGATCTGAGAAAAACCAACAGGTACAGATTGNTTTCCGGCTANTTCTGCTTGAATGATAAAGTTNTGAGTNGAACCACCACCACCTGAATCACTTTTGTCTGTTCCCCAAGGAGTAGGTGGAGCAGGAACAGTATCCCAACCAAGAGGACGAACCTCGTTGTTCTCTTTCTCACCATCAAACTTCAGCGGCTTGTCATGGCCGTTGACAATAATGAGGTATCTACCAAACGGTTCGTAGTCAGTAACAGGCTCGTTCAACGTAGGAATCCTACGGAACCGATCAATGTCTACAATGCCGCCACCAGAACCAGTGTTGCCTACCAAGTAGCTTAGATCACATCTATTGGTTCCAACATTCTCTGACTCGTACAAGTAAAACGTGCGAGCACCGTTGTGTGTGCTCCACACATACAAGCTGTGAATCCGCCTCTCTAAAATAAAAGGCATGTACAACACAGCATTCGGGAAGAACTTCTCGTAGCCAATGCGGTTGTCCCAGCCACCCGTAGCAGGATCCACGGTAAAGTTCTCTACCTTGGTTGCAGACCCGTCTGCTTGTGGCAGAAGCTCATCTACACCACCAAGTCTTGCAACTTCAAGCTTGAGCCTTGGATCCATGGGTTAGCCTCTGTGCGTTAGAGATGTCTGAGAGGTGTAGCGCCTTTGGGACTCACGGTAACCCTGCTTGATCCACACACCAGCCCCCTCGGACAGATAGGTGTTTTCTATCCGTAGAAGCTCTGTATCCGCTTTGCGTCGGTAAAGCTCTGAGTGCTGCAAGTTGTCGTGCTTTACAAAGAGTTCCTGACAAGCCCTGTAGACCAAATAGCGGTGGTGAGCAGGTGGGAACTCAGGGACATCGGTGTCCTCGATGAGTCGATCAGGACGGTACACAAAGCGTACCTCCACCAAGTAGTCGTCATCCTGCCGAGGGTAGAGACGCACTCGTTTGTAGTGGCCGTCGTTCTCAGGCAGCCGTCGAGAGTTAGCCAAGTAGTCAGTAGCAACAGCCAAGTCATTGATAAGGATAGTGCCCTCGTCAATGTCAGCGTTGGACACTTGATAAAAAGCTTGGCTGTTTGTGGTCCTGAGATAAAACCGCTTGAAGATTCCTGAGTTTGTACCTGTGTTTTGAACAGTTGGTGTTGGTACGTTCAGGACAAATCCAGCAAGAGCAGTAGTGACTTCTGCCTCTGGAGATGGAGCACTTTCTTTGTTCTTATGAAGAAAGGTGTATTTAACATAATACGTCCCAGGAGTAGACCAGGTAGCACCTGCTGCTGCTGCAAGAGTAGGCTGCAACACAGGCTGCTGCATGCTNATGTCATCGTAGATNAGCCAGTCAGTAGGGAGCCCAGTAGAGCTAAGAAGCAGGGAATACTCCTCGTCACGAGCACGGGACAGGTAGTCAAAGTGTGCTGTGGTCCCTGCTGTGGGGCTACGAATACCAAGAGACAAGACCTCGTTGCAGTCTTCAGGCATGTCGATGAATCGCTGCTTGATGACTACTGTCAGACCTGCTTTGTTCTGGGTAGAAGAAAACGCTTCAAGATACAGAACGCCAGTCGTTGACTTTGCAATGACATACTCGCCATTGTTGGCAGCGGCTGCACCTTTGATTTCAACAATCGCACCTTCCATCCAGTCTAAGAATGGGTTGGATGCACTGGTGATTGTGTTTTGGCTTGTGTTGATAACGCCATCTGTGACCGTCACATCTTTGTAGACCTGTACTTCCTCAGTCTCTTGGGCAAACTTCCAAGGACGGTCAGTGAAGAAGTCTAAGTAGAGTTCATTCAAAATACGTGTGACCTCATCCTTGTAGGTCTGCACGTTGGGGTCATAGTCTACGATAGACCCAACCATGTCTCTCATCTCAGCGAGGTTCATCAGAACTCCATGCAAAAGAGGCGAGCACCCNANTGGATGCCCGCCCCAAGNTTAGCACGCGGGCTGCGTNTTAGTACTTACGGAACCAGTACAAAGAGACGTAACCGTTACCGCTTTCATTGGTAAGGGCGACTGCAACAGCAGGCTCATCGCCTCCAACAGCACTGTCGTCAACTGTTCCACTTCCAGCGGCATACAGGGTTTCACCAATAGCAGGGCCTGCTGCCGAAGCAACACCCTCAATGTATCCAGCAACGCACACGCGAACTGNCTCACCAGAACCAGACGCTGCTTCAAGAGCAACACCAATAGCAAGACCATCGGCTNNACCCTGAACAATCGTTGATTCCATTGCAGAACCCGTCGCACTTGTATCAAGTCGAACAACTTGACCAGCAACAATAGCGCCACCAGATTGAAACTCTACAATGTCAGAGCCTGGACCAGTAACAATGGACACCTCAAGAGGCGACTTACCATGATTCAAATGACCGAATGACATTGTCTAAGCCTCCGCATCTACGAGCAAACCAAGGCTTGCAAGGTGATCAGCAACAATCTGGGTGCGAACGAACATCTGTGCTTCACGAGCAGCAAAGCCACTCTTGTGCTCGAAGTCAGTCATCGAGAAGTTAGCATCAGAATCAAACACAACCTTCATGCTCTTGGTGTTGAGGAAGTACATGGAAGGAGTGTGACCACCACTTGCGTGTCCGAGGTTGTTCTCAACGTACATCAGAGCGCCGTTGTAAGCCAAAGCAAGACGACCAGCATCAAGCACAGTCTCTTTAGGCATATAGCGCTCTTGTGATTGCAGCGTGTTCTTGTACAGACGGTACGAGGTGGGGCTTGCAAGAATCAGATCCACAGCACCTTCAGGTGCGTAAATTTGAGTCTGAAGCATCAACTCAGCCATTCCGTTCAGACCGTTAGCAGCAAAGTCGTTTGTACCACCACCGGTTGACACGTCATAAGCTTGGTTGTTCCAGTTGGATGTACGGTAGGTCTGCTTGCCCAAACCACCAACAGTGTTGTTCTGTCCAGCAACACCAGCAGCGCCGAATGTACCTTCTTCCAACCAGCCCGTAGCGGTGTCTACACCGTTCAAAGAGCCAAGCTCAGTCAGAACAGTGGAGGTTCCACGAATGGTTTGAAGTTCCCACTCACGCTTCAGCATGCCAATGACAGACTTCATACGAGAGTCAGCAATCGAGATGACAGCGTTTTCGCCACGGTTGGAAAGCTCTTCCTTCTTGGTGATTACGATGGGAGCAACAAAGTCACACCATTCGTACTCAGGCGAACGGAGAACGTCAGCCACAGAAGAGGAAACAGCTTCATAACCAGTAGCAAGCTGGGTGATGTTGGAGTGCTCAGCAAGGATTGCTGCGCGAGTAATGCGTTGACCACCATTGATAATCTCAACACCACCTGCTTTCTTGATGTGATCAAGAAGAGGTACTGTCTGGAAAAGGTTGTCCAACGCTTTCTTAGACCGCGCACGGGCGGTTGAACTAAGAATATCGTTTTGGATAGCCATGATAAACGAGTCCTATTGGGCCAGAAGGCCAGGGAAAAGATAGAAAGACTTGCGGTTGTCCCAGTCGGGGCCGGAAGACTTTGCTTGTCCTGTCAAGGGGCTCTCGTCTTCAGTGCAAACAATAGCAAAGAAGACGGAACCGAGCAAATATCAAATCTTGACTTTGCCCTTGTTCTCCCGAATCCAGTTGTAAATCGCCACTGGATCGTCCTTCTCCATGATGTGCTTGGGAACACCACCAACAGAACCACGAGATGCACCGCCAACCTTTAGGCCAGCCTCACGAGCAACCTTCTTGTAGTTTGCCAAGTCAGCCTCTTGGGTCTTCATGTCTTCTGCAAGCTTGCGACCCTTGACCTGCCAGTAGGCTTGCTCAAGGTTCATGTGCTTGTGCTCTTTCAGCACGTCAACAATCTCACCCTTGAACGTTTCAAGGTCAGGATGCTGTGCCTTGAACGTCTCAAGCTTGTGCTTCTGCTGCTGGAGAACGTGAGCCTGACGCATAGGCTCCATCATCTCCGTCATGCGTCGAGCTACTTCCTGCTCAATGCGTGACTCGAATGACTTGGTGTCGTAGGGATCAAAGTCCTTGTTCTCCGTAGCGGCTTTCTCGGAGACAGACTTGTAGAAGTCGGACTCAAACAACGCCTTCTCACGAGCGTGAAGTGCAGCCTTTGCGTTTTCCAAGGCTTTCTTCTGGTCGGACAGTGACTGCGTTTTCTTTGTGAATGAAGAGCGCAGGTTGTGGAAAAGCTTCTTTGCTTCAGGAGACAAGTCCTGCATGACAGCTTTGTAGTCCACACCTTTGTAGTCTTCTTCTGACTTGAAGATCTCGTCCTCAAGTTTCTCAGCAGCAAACTCGTCAATCGACGGGGTAGCCTCTTCTTCCTTAGCCGGGGCAGCCTCCTGCTCAGGGGCCGACTCCGTTGCAGGGGCCGCCTCAACGGCTGGGGTTTCTGGTGCAGCAGGTGCTGCGGTTTCTTGTGGTGCTTGTGCCTGTGCCTCGGACATTTACATCCTCTCCATCATTAGGGCTTCCATCTCTCCACCGCTTGGACCTTCTTCCATAACGGCTTCCATTTCCATTGGTGCAGCATCTTCTTCAGGTGCTGTTTCTTCTGCTTCTGATCGCAGAAAAGTCTTGAAGGACTGGTTGTTGGCCAGCGTGTCCAGCCGAGCTTGGATGTCTTCCAGTCCTGCGGAATCCGTAGCGGAAGCCACGTCGAAAGACAGACGCTCTAAGCCAGCAGCATTAGCAGCATCAGCCACCATCGCAAGCTGTTGGACGAACTCGGTTGGTAGTGGTCCATCGAGATCGGCTGTAAAGGAGGGATAAGCAGGGAGGTCGAAGAGAGGCAAGACACCGTTGAGGGAGTCCACGAGGGCATTGAGATCACCTACAGGATAGTCTCCAGACGGAGCCATTTCCTCAAAAGCAGTTTCACGGGCAGCATCAGCTTCACGGGCACGAGACATCAGCGCTTCTTCTTGGGGCAGCATTTCAGCCATTTTAGGCCTCCTTAGCGGCATCTTGTGCCAGCGTTCCTTGTTTTTTCATTTCAGCAATAGAGAAAGTCTCTGCAACTGCACGACTCTTATCACCTTCAAACTTCTTCATGTTGGCTTTGTAACGCGCAATGTTAGCATCCTGCTGCTTTTGGTAGGCAGTCTGGCGCTGTAGAGTGTCCTCGACAAAGTGCTTGTCGAAGTCCCCAGTCGATACAAGGCCTTTCTTTTCCATGATGGCTTCCCGTTGCATCGAGGTCTGGTAACGAGCACCAAGGCCACGATCGTAGAAACCGTCAACACCGTATTTGCCCGTTTGGTCACCCCAACGACCCGGCGTCGAAGCTGGAATCGAGAGTTGTTTGAGGGCAAGCTTCCCGCATTCTGGGCAGTCGATTGAATCAGGCACCTCCTCCTTGGGCAAAAAGAGCGCCTCGTGTACATGCTCTCCACAAAAGTAGTCAAACAGGGGCATTACTTCTTCCTCTTCTTGCTGGCATAAATCGCTTTCTGCTGGCGTTGTGCTTGTGCCTTAGTCATGCGCTTCTTNGTCTTAGTGTTCTTGACCTTGTANCCGCCACCTTTTCGTTTGATCACTGGCATGGATTGCTCTCCAGTGGCTCACCTGCTGGCTGATTGCAAGAAGGACACTTCAATCCACCGCAGTAACGGTGATCACACTCAAAGCAGATTCTTTCTATTTTCATTGGGTAAATCCTACACCACCACCCAAGAGCATGTCAGACACGTTCTGAGGCGTGGGGGTATTGATAAGATCCTGCGCGGTGGGCGGCTCATCAGGGTTGGCTACGCCAGGAATCCCTGCACCACCCTGCATCTGCTGCATCTGAGCCTGTGCTGCCTCAAGGAAAGTCTCGGGAAGACCCATGGTCCGCACGATTTCCTCCAGAATCTGGATGTTTGGTACGCCCAAAGCCTGCAAGAGTTGTGCGTTTTGCAGCAATCGCTGCTCACGGATGGCCTCAGAGATAGGCGTAGAAGCCTGATCTGCTGCGAAAATCTGGAAATCACCCGTCAGATCTTCAGGTTTTACCGTCTGAGCCTCGCCATCCAGTAGAACCATGGTGGGAATCTTGGCTTCTTCAATGAACAGCGCAATCATCAGCAGGTAAACACGGCCCATCATCTCGATTGCTCCGTCTCGCTCACGAGCCATTCGGCCAATCTCACTCGTTGTGTACGCTGCCAGTGCTGCAATCTCCGTTGCAGTCGCCTTTGTAGCCTCTCCACGAGTAAATGCTGCGGTGACAGAGCCCGAATCCTTGTCTCGAATGACATCTGCCATGTACCGAGAGACTTCAGCGGGGAGATTCTGGTGTGGAACGGGGCGGATAATCGTGTCCAACGGGTCATCTGCCTCTACCTCTACGAACAAACCATCAATGCCGCTGGTAACCTGAGCCATCTCATCGTCGGTCATGGCCCCTTTCTTCACCAGCCACTGCCGAGAAGCCTTCCGAACAGCGTTTGCCTGGAAGGAACGGATGATGTTCATCTCGTACAACTGGTCATATATCCGTTTGATAGCCGAATATCCGTGCATCGGCTGGTCAGGAACACGGTTGTAGTACAGCGGGACAATCGGAGGATGCGGTTGGTCTTCAGCATCGCGGAAAGGAATGAACTCAGCACTGTCGAGCCACTTGTCTCCACGCTCAGGACACCACCAGTACAGCTTGTCCTCCACCATGTCGTACATCTCA